TCGCATCATGTCGCGTCTTTCCATGCAAATAGTTCAGCGGGAGCAGCAGGAATATATGCCTAGTGGCAACACGCTGCGCGGTGTCGATGAACTCTCTAGCCAAGGAGAACGGCGGATTGGTGAGAACGGTGTCAAAAGTTCGCTGCTCGGATAGAAAATCCGTTCCCATACTGAGGTCGTACGCTTCGACTGGGATAAGTCGCTGGGATAAGACACGCATGATTGCTCTCTCGCCGCACGCGGGTTCGAGAACCGTGCCTAAGTCCAAATCGGACACAGCATCGAGTAGCCGTTCTGTGATGGAGTATGGCGTCTCATAGAAATCCCCTTTGCGACGCTGACCTAAATTGTTAGCGGAGAAGTTCTTTCCTACCATCAGGCGGCCCTCGTATCGGGGGCCTCGGTGGTCTCAGGGTCGATATTAGTGGTCTCAATCATTTCATTTCCTTTGGTAGAAAACTGCTTTGGTTCGTGAGCGTGATTTCTGTCCGGTATGCGCTCCCCACCGATTCGTTAGCGATTACTCATCGTCGCCATACGGGTCATCATCTTCGATTTCCACGTCATCCTCCAACGCTTCGTCTTCGATGATTTCGTCCTCGTCGTCCACAGTGTCATCGTCACCCAGCAACATATATTGCTGAATACCGCAAGACGTGGTGCCCTGATAAGTGCGCTGTTTCGTAGAAATCAGCACCTTGATCGAACCGCTGGGAGAATTCACACTCACCTTGCCAATTCGGAGAATGTGCTCCTTGGTGTCGTCGGCAATCGGACCCGTCTTCCAGAATGCGGTACGAATCGCCTTCTTAGCGGCCTCTGATCCATCGGTCAGAGCCTCCAAGAACTGATTGACGTACGTTGCGCCCTGATCGGTCAGGTTGAGATTCCCCCAGGCGGGAGCACCCTTGTACTCAGGGTAGTCGGGGTCGTCAATCTCTACGAGAATCGACAACTTGTTCTTACCCTTGTCATCGCCACTGCCAATCTTGCCGACAGTGAGCCTCTTGAGCGTGCCGACGTAAGCGCCGTTACGCGGCAACTCGCCTTTGTAGACCTTGACGCCACTCGCGGCCTCAACGTCAGCAGCAGAGGCATTTCCGAAATTAAGCTTCGGCATGTTTCAGTTTCTCTTTCTCTTTGTTTTATTTCTCAGTGTTGTTACTTGGACCCGCTGGCTGCGGGGGCTTCTGTGTTGTCATTGACAACTGTTGGCGCGGCCTTTGCCGGTGCCTTCTTGACTGGCCTCTTAGCTGGCACCGGAGTCTCGTATCCCTCAATCTTTGAGCGAATTGCCTTGAGAGTAAGATTATCCGTATATGGCGTAAGAGTGCGGGTACGATCCTTACCCCGTGACGCGCCGGTGTCCTCCCAGTAAATGCGGCGAACACGCAATTTCTTCCCGGTTTCCTCGCCATCGACCATTTGCGGCTTGAGGTCGATTTTCATATGACCATAGCTGGTCATGAGGCTGGCAACCTTTTGCGAAAGAAGATAATCCTTGCCCTGAATATCAGGCGTATAGAAATCTTCTCCCTCGGCATCCTCAACCTTGCGAGCCAATGCCGTGTATAGCATGTTGACCCCAAGGTCATTAAATGCGCGAATCATCTTCTCAAAGATGATGTAATACCGCTGCCAATCTTGAATGGCGGGCACATCTGGGTCACGGGATGCATTTTCCTCAACAACCTGCTTGAGAATGTGCTGCATCGCCATATATTGCATTTCCGTAAGCGAATCAATGACAACCCAATCGTAGGGCAATTTGCCATTCTTTTCGATTTCGTCATACAGGTACTCGTAGGCTTCCAGCAAATCGTTCCAGCTTTTAACCGGCCACTTGTCTGCCTTGGACCCGTGACGCTTCGCCGAAAGCGTGCCAGAATCCTCCGGTGCCACAAACAGCACCCTGTCGTCGCTGCCAGCGAACACCGTCTTGCCAGTGCCGGAATCGGCATACACCAGCATATTGACGAAAATTACTGAGTCCTGCAATGACTCAATCTTGCTCTGTACCATCAGTATTTACCTTTCAGTGATTCACCTAGTAATTTGCGGGTTCTTAGGTCTTGATTGGGGTGCTCGGTTGGTTCGTTCCCCGCCAGGATGGCGCGGATTCTGTCCAGCTTTACCAATTCTTTCTCGTTGTCGTGGATAAGCTGGTCAATGTCCTCAAGCTGAACGATCAGCTTTTCCTTGCTGGCCTTCAAATTCGTTATGCGATCAGCGATTTCGTCATACGTTCCCTGAACGGCTTCTTCTATTAATTGCATCAGAATCGCCTTTCTTGTCGAGCCACGTCCGGTGAGTCTTCCCGCAGGTCTACCACCATCGCAATTAATTCATTCACTTTGTCCACCAAAGCTTTTCGATCTGCCTCCGTAATCCTCCCTAGTGAGTGCTGCCGATTCACTCGTACCTTGAACATCGTAAGATGTTCCATCCCTTTGGTTTTGATACCCAATGCCATCAGAATGCCCTTTTCTTAACGGTTTTCGCTTTGGCACGCTTGTCGGCCAGAACGCTTACCTTTGAATTCTTTGCTCCCGCACGGTGATCGGCATACGGATCGCGGATACGGAACGCAGCTTTTTTGAATTGCTCTACGTCACCGCCCTGTTCGTCCACGTCACACAAATCCTTGAAATCGCACCAACCACAGTGCTCCCCAGGTGTTTTCAGCAGCGGTAGCCCGCCAGACCTGAGCAGTGCCATGTGCTCCGATTCTTCCCTGATTCGCTCAAGCTGACGCTTGCGCTCAAATGTGTTGCGAATTACCCAATCTCGCGCAAAAAACGGCGACGGCTGGGTACTGGACACACTGCCGTCCAGGTTCAGAAATTCGCCTTTCTCGTTCTGTTCCTTGAGAGTACCGGCGCGTGGTCCCTTACCAGTGTGTCTGGGCCGCATACCTTTTCGGAGGAAATTGTAGATAATCCCATGCACTACTTCGTCAGGTCCGATCAAGCCCTGCTGGCGCAGCACCAAAGTCCCTACAGATACATAGGTTCCGGCCTGCTCATCTTTAATCAAATGATTCATTGTGATGCGGTTGCGTGCTGTCTTGTGGTCGAGCATCCACACCTTTTTGTTGCGGTCCCGAATTACCGCATCGAACGTGCCCACCAGAACCGTTGCCACGCCGCCGTGTTCGTTCTTGATCCTCATGCGGTAACGCTGCTCAGTCGAGATAACATCCCACTCAGGATCGCCGTGGTAGAACTTTTCGTATTCTGAAAGCATCTCCACGCCAAGGGCTTTCGCTTCCACAAACTCAGCCTTGTCGAAATACGGGCCAATCGAAATTGTGTTGTAGTTCTCGCCTACGAAATTCTCCCAGGTGTCGAGCAACGGCTTACCCCGCTTGGTGCCCTTGACGTACCACTCAGCCAGCGCCAGATGGACGCCGGTGCCGAACCAGCGAGCGTCCTGTTTCGGCAGAGCCGGTGTCAGCCCTTCGTTCCATACCCAATTCCATTGGTGCTGGCAATTTTTGAAACTACTACGCTCTGACTGCCGCAGGAAAGGTACGGAAACCGTTGTGCCGTCAGACATTTCAATTTCGGTGAGAAACTGTGTGCCGCTGTCGATTTCAGCCATTCCACTCAACCCCCAGGTTGGCGAGAAATTCGCTCATCGCCTTGCGATCTGGGGTCTGTACGACCACCGCTTTGCCGTCAGCCAATCGAATATTGAAATTCACCATGCTAATGCTCGTTGCCGTCTGCCCCGGCTTAGCGTGACTTGTGGTGGTCACCACGTCGGCCAGTCGAGCCACCGCGACAACGGAATTCTCCTCAATCCACACGTCTGAATTGGGTACTTTTATCATGATTGGTTTTGCTACGGATAGCTCAACTTTGCTATTCGCTGATTCCATTAGGGGTCCGTTCCTAATTGGGTACTGATTTACTTTTGGGATTTACTTAAAGAATGTATCGGTGTCACCCGGTACGGTTAATTTTCCACCGATACATTCTTTAAGTGCCGGGACGCTGAGATTATCGGAGGCGCAATCTCCGCTGGGGGAAGCACGCCCCGGCACCCGTCTAGCTAGGCAGGACGCTTACGATTACGTCGCGGTGCCGGTGCGGCCTCAGAGAATTCCGGCACGTCGGCCACTTCGGCCTCAGCGACGATTTCGTTAAAAGCCGCCTCTGCGTCGTCGGAATCGCTGGCCTCATCCAAAGCGGCCTCAGCCTTTTCGCGCAATTCCTTAGCTTTCGCCATCAATTCCTCTGCCCGCTTGGTTGCGCGGTCAGCGGCCTTCTGAGCCTTTTCACGCTCAAGTCGAGCGGCCTTCTCATCCGGCGTTTCATGAGCGAACTTGGCCTTCTCAGCCTCCCGCTGAGCCTTCCGCTCTGCCTTGGCAAGCTTCTCAGCCTCGTTAGCCTGCTTGGCCTGCTCACGCTCAGCCAGCGCCTCTGGGGTGTTGCTCCACTCGCCCCGCAGCAAGAACGCGGCCTTGACCTGCCCAGGAGTGATCGCCACGTCGGGGTAACGCTCATTAACGTAATTGGCGAAAGACTCATGAGTCTCTTTCCAAACAGTAAAATCGCGAACTTCCGGCTTACGACCCTTCTTGCCGGGTGCCTCAGCTTCTTCGGTTTCGGTAACTTCCACTGCTTCTGCCTCAACTACTGCGGTCATGATGGGTAATGCCTTTCCTTGTGTCCGGTTGTCCGGTGATTTTCTTCTGGGCTTGTCGCCCCCGTGAGGTACGTCTTCGACCCTACCACATTATCTACGGGTGCAACCACTTTTGAGCAAAAAACCTTGGAAAAGTTCTGGTTTTATGCCTAGTCAAACTAATAAAAGTTTTGCAAACTGCTTTGGATATTATATTCGGGGTTTTCTGACGTAATGGCCTTGATTTCTTTATACCTAGCCATTTCCAAACTTTCGCAGGATTCGGCCACTAAGTAATCCACGTCATCCCACCAAAACACTTTTGCTCTGTGACTTCGCATCCTCCTTAACAGGTTGGTTGTAATTCCAATGTACAGTAATTCGTTATATTGCGTGTAAAGCCGGTACAAAATATTCTTGTAATTTTCCACTTCCTCTCCCATCCAGGCTATCGGGAGAGTAAACCGATTAGAAAACTTTAGTTCATTGCCTATCACTGGCCCGACCTATTTTCTGGGGAACTTCATTCGATGGACCTTGGCGGGTTGACCCGCATCTTCTCGCGGCAGCGTCCTGCGCTTAGCCTGCCTCATCTCTGTCATTTGCGCTGACTTTTCCAGTTCTGCGTCGATGTTGCCGGTCAGTGCGTCCACCAGTGCCCCGTCGCGGCCTGTCACCCGATCCCACAGCGCCGCCGTCTTGGCTTTCAGGTCTTCCACATCCCTGATTATTCTAATAATGCTGTAGCAGTTGAGTCCTGCCGTAATCAGGAAAAGTATTGCGGCACACCAGAATTGCCAGATCATTTCGTAATTCCGAATTCTTTCAGCACACCGGCAATATCTGGACCCCGCCACCCGGCAGGCTTGATGACCTTACCGTCCTCTCTGAATAGCGGAAGCCCTTCTCCAATAACCTTTTCCAGATTAGATCGTTGTACCTCCATCGCCGCCGCCTTCGCTGCATCCGGTCCTAGATAGGAAAGCAGTGTGCCCCAAGCGATTACGATTACGTCGAGTAGACCGTCAGTGATTTCTACCAGATTGTTTTCCCCCTCCGCTACGCCTGTCTCGACATATTCCTCTGCCAGCAACTTGCGCCGCAGCGTTCGTAGTTCGTTTGCGTAATCCTTCGGAAACCCAACGGCGTCAAGCTGTCTCGCCATTCGCATAAAGCGTTCGGTGTCGTCAAGTAGATTGATCATGCTGTCTTTTTGCCTTTCTGTTCGATGGCCGTTTTCCGTACGGATTCGGCTATGCGCTTGGTGAATTGGATACCTCGTTGCCCGTCGATCACACCCTTGGTGTCACTCTCCCTTTCTGCGGTTAGCTTCGCTATATGCTCGTCAATTGTGTTGCGAGAGCATAGATTCCAGATTGTAACATTATGCATCCGACTGACGCGGTGAGCGCGATCTTCGACCTGTTCCTGGTCGTCGGGATTAAACGTACTGTCCACGATCACTACGTCGTCGGCCCGGTCGAGCGTCAGCGACACCCCGCCAGCTTTCGTATTGAGCAGGAATATGCCGTGTCCATTTTCTGACTGAAATGCGTTCTGAGCCTCGGTACGCTCTCTGTCATTCTGGCGACCTGTGAGCAGATAATGCTCAAAGCCGTTCTCTCCCAAGTGCTTTGATAGTGCATATATAAATTTGGTGAACTGACTGGCGACGATAACCTTGGTCCCTGCATCGGTGCGTTCCTCCACAAAGTCGAGAATCCAATTCATTTTATTAGAGTCCACCGTGTTGTCCACGATATCGCCATTCTTAAGCGTCACAACAGAATTCGCTATTTGCTTAAGGCGAATCATTTCTGCCAGAATCCCGTTCACTGGCATATCGGGCTGGTTGGCTATCTGTAGCAGCGCCGACGATTCCATGACGTTGTACTGGCGAGCCTGTTTCGGTGTCATGTCGAGCCACACCGCAATGGGCGATTCAGAATCATTCGGGTCCAGCGGCTCCCCTCCGTACATCTTAGGCGGCAAATCTTTAATTACTTCAGTTTTGGTGCGGCGCACCATCATTGGTTTTAGCTCCTGGTAGAACGCCGCCTCATCTTTGATCTTTTCATTAATCGTCATGCCGAATCTTGTTGTCTCAGTACCGAAATGGCGATTAATCCACTGCCAGTAGGCTAGCCGCCCTTCGGGGTTTATCCAATCAATTTGACCCCACATGTAATGTGACTTCCCGCGAAATGGCGTGCCCGACAACGCCATTCGCATTCCATTATCTTTGACTCGCAGAGCACCCAGACCTTGCCGTTGCGCCGATTGCTTCTTGATGTTGCCGGTAGCACCCGCGAGCGTCTGGTGCGATTCGTCCACAATCACCGCAGACCAAACGAATTGGAATAGCTCCGGTCTGCCCTCATTCACTACGCGGATGATCTTGTCGCCGTTGGCATCTCGGATATACCTCATACCGTCCGTCGTGAGGTCTGCCCGAATCCGCAAGTAGTTTGGCCCACACAATACCCAAACGCGATTGTTTTTCCCCGTGCCGTGCGAGTACCGATATGCCGCGTCTAGCACCATCTTTCGCTCAGCGGGCTTGATCGCGCCGTTGATGACGTAGATAACCTCGTCAGGGCCAAGCCAGCGTTTGATTTCTGCGGGCCAGGTGACGTTCACAGCGGTGCGTGGTGCCACCACCAGGATCGGACCCCGTACGTCATTCTCCACGATGGCGGCAAGCGTTTGGATTGTCTTGCCCATACCGGGCTGATCGGCCATCAGCACGTTTTTCGTTTGCGCCATGAAATGCGCTCCCAATAGCTGAAATGGCCTGCCCGACAACGATTTCCACAGCGACGGCATTGCCTCCTTGACCCGTGGCAGTAGCGAATCGTTCGCCTGCGAAATGTCGTCCACCGCAACGATATTTGCAATTCGCTTACGTTCGGCCTGTACCCATGCCTTGAGCGTCGGGTCGATATCGAATTTGCAATTGAATTGCTTACCTATATCGGTGACCCGACTAATCGTCGGCATGTCGAGAACGAACACCCACGCTTGCCCTGCCGGATACCACCGTCCACCGGCAGCTTTCAACGCATCCTTCGCCGCCGCGTCGTATGGGAATTTAACTTTGAATTTGCCCTTTGCGCTTGGCGAGAATTCCCAGATCGGTTTCTCAGTCATTTTCCAACTCCCCTAATTTTGTTTACAAAGTAATTACTCAGTTGTTCTTTATGCGTCCAATACGGAGCAATGAATGTAACCCTAGGAATTTTTCTGCCGGGTCCAGTCCATACAATTTTGAAATGCGCCTTTCTGTGCTGTGGACTTTGCATTTTGCCAGTAGTCGGATCAAGAGAGATTGTATTTTGTCTCCGCAGTGATGACAATGACGACCCAATATCCCACCCAATTCTAGTTAGGGTAAAATTCGATTTTCGACCCGGTTTCCTAGTTTGTTTTGAAATCATCTTCGATACCGTTTTATTTGGCACGACAGATACGTCGGTTGTTTTTGAGGCCAAGTACATACAGGCAGATAGGCAGATCCGGTATAAATCCATATGGTGGCCGAAAAAATCTGGCTCCTTTATCGGGTCGATGCCGGAAAAATTCTCTATGGAAATTGAAATTAGCTCATACAGTGAACTGGCCTTCAAACATTCCGTATTGTACCTTTCATCTGGAAAAGGGATAATTTGAACAGCCATGAGATTGCGATTACTGTGCATGGCTGTCAAACACGGGATCATAACAATTCCGTGGGCATTCGGATCGGCAGAGGACACTGTAGCATCATCTGCATTATTAAATTCTTTTACGTCCCACAGCCGTGCCCCTGCGATGGCGAATCCCCATAACACTGTATTTCGGTATTTCCCATGATCGGGGAGCATAATTGGTTTTTGGAAAACCACGATTGGATTATCATACGGAATTGCTCTAAAGATTTCCGTTGTAACGGGGTCAGATTCAGACAGCAGAATCTCTGTTAACAGTTCATCATGAATGGTTAGCACTTGTTTGCCGTATGTTTTCCAATACTCTACATATTCGTGCATATCGGTTTGTTCACTTAATATATCTATTACCTTGAGCGCAGACTTTACGGATTCGGTTTCGTTCATTTCTCCCCCTAGTACGGTGTATTAGTCCTTGTTTTCTAAGCCGAAAAAGTTTGCCAACAGTTCCGCCGTGCCTTTAACGATAGTCGCTATTTCCATATCGGTACCTCGCGCACGTTATAGATACATACAACGTGCCCATTAAGCTCCACGGCCAGACGTATTTCGCTCATTCTGTCGCGCCACGCCTCTGCAAAAGTTGCATAGCCCAAGGGCAACCACGCTTTATTTTCAATAATTGAGGTAATAGCTTCTTCGCACATGATAAATCCGGTTGCGAGCTTAAGCCACAATGCCTCTGCCTCTTGCTTTTGCTTCGCTGTAAACTTTGCCATTTCATACCTTTCTAGTACGCCGTTACGATTGCATCTAAGTAGACAGAGCGGAAGCCCTGCATGGTGACGAATTCAATATACCGCCTGCCGTCAGCGGTACGGAATATCCGATAGTACCGTGAGCCTTTATTCCTTTCCCGTTCGATATGCGCCGATTCTAATTCTGTAGATAAAGAATTCAACCAGGTAATGCGCTTGCCCAACAACGATTCCAGAATCCGGTTAGGCATCACGTCATCCACGTCAAACGGCACGTTCTTGTGAGCCGCCAAGGCGGTGCCATTCATCCCCGCCAGGTTTGGCTTGCCCATGAGCAACTTGACCACAGCGGCCTTGTGAGCCGGGGATGCCCGTTTATCCCCAATTGCGTAATGAGCCTCCGTTAGGCGATTTCCTGTATAAACAACTTTCATTGCTTCGGGCTTACGAACGAAATAGATATTCCAAACTATTTCCTCTCCGCTGGTGTCGGGGATTATCTTGACTCCCCACCCGGCCTCACGCCCAATCTCTGCGATCTTTTCGCATTTATGTACGAATGCGGTAGTCATTTCTCTCCCCACATATGTTGGCAATTCGCACAAATTCGGACCATAGCCGCGTCGGGGTTATCCCCTAGCGTTTTGCGTTTACGTTGCACAAACGGAATTACTTTCGGCAATCCCTGATCGTCATATTGTTTCGCATATACCTCGTCATGGTTTGGTTTGGCAATACGGTGCGTATCGAAATGCCCACAATGCGGGCAAGCACGACGCAAAGAAAACCGTATAGGACGCATCCATGCGCTTTCCGTTTCTCGCGGCTGGTATTTGTCCGGCCAAATCGGTGCCTCCGTTGCTGATCTAAAAGAATGCCGTTTCCCCTGATTCAATTGCGAATCAAGAAAACAGAAAACCATTATTAAACCTAAAATTACAGCCGCGCCAACAGCCGTCCATATCGCTGCCGTCACCGCTATCATGCGTCATCACCATACCGTGCCCTCATACGAGTCACTTCCATAAGGGATGCAGCGGCTAGCGCCGACAGGTGGAATACGCATTCCTGTTGCAAATGACGCATTAGTGACCCGTAATTGAGCGTGTCGGCGCGGTCTGCCCTTGCCTGTAGGTCACTCACAAAATCGTTGATTTGATCGCGTTGTATAGCCAATGACGCCTCAAGCGCAGCATCGACCTGCGCCTGATTCATCATAGGAACGATATCGTTGTTGGACTTAATTCCTAAAACAAATACGTTATCCGTTCCGGCTACCTTTTCGGCCATTATCCACCCCCTTGTGCTGGCGTGTTCGCTGCGATTATTTCGGCCACCTTTGCGTCTGCGGCAGCCATGATTTCCGGCCACCCGGCTATCAGAGCGTCCGTAAGGTGTCGCATATCCGAATAGACAGCGACAGACCCGTACACGGCGTTGTGCGGCACCCTTTCGTCATCTCGCACTTGCACCGCCCTGGCGGGAGAGTAGTGAATATTACCGGTAACTGATTGAGTCGATTCCATTTCTATTTCCTAAACTGTTGCAGTGACGTTGGTAAAGCATAGTTCTTCATCTGCGATTTGGATAATTTCCATTGCTTCGGCCCTGTAAATACCAGCACCAGTAGTGGCAACAATACCCACGGCGATATCAGATCGTGAGTAGCCTTGCGCTTCAAGCGAGCATATCGCATTCCCGGTATTCATCCATTTGGTAATCGGACCCGTGTATCCCGCATCTTGCAATCGGGATAAATAGTTCACCATGTCTGCGTTCGCCGTTGGTGGCTGTGCAATTGCCATCGCCGCCAGCGCGGCTCCAATTGCCATAAGCGTTAGCAGAATGCGCGTGATTACCGTCCGTACCGTCCGAATCCGCATTGTCTTCGCATTCACGATATTCCCCTTGCTCACGATCAAGTGCGTTGTCATTATGTGCCTTTCCCGATCCTTTATTGCCGATTAGCCAATCTTTGAATGTAATTAGTCGATTGCCGTTTTCTTTCCAAATCTTTAACTCTGCCGGATTGGAAAGAACCATTTCATTTAGCGTTTCCTGCCGCTCCCGTTCCTCCCGGTATCCTCTCACCAGTGCCGCGTGAGCCGGTGAACAAGACTTGTGGCGCACGCTGCATGGTGTGAATTTCATATATTCGTTGCTGTTCATGTGGGACGGGTGGGATTTGAACCCACGGCGCACGGATTAAAAGTCCGTTTCGTTAACCAGGCTACGATACCGTCCCATTATGCGTTTTTTGCGGGACGCATCCCCCGCGTATTTACCGGAGCGTTGTTTTGTGTAAGCCACCGGCAGTCGCACCCCTGCCCGTCCTTGGCGAATTACGCCATTTGCAGCGCCTTATGGAACAAGGCCATTGCGTTGCGATCCGCGTCACCGATCTTGCGATTGAGCGTATTGAGCATATTGCTCTCAATTCGCGCACCCACTTTGTCATCCTTACCGTGAATGGCGCTGGCGTGCTGCCCAAACGTATTCACCATTTGCAGGATGCCCAATTCGGTGCCCTTCCACGGGGAAACGCGAGGATCGTCCGTAATGAGGTCGATCAAGATATCACGCTTCTTGGTGGCAATCGACAGCTTATTCGTCGGTTCACCTTCTTTCCATTCCGGCATGGGAACGTACAGGTCCATGAAATTAGCGAATTGCTTAGCCGTGTATTCCGTTTCGATCATACGGTTAATTTCAGCGTCAATTTCATCCCCGGTACGGGACAGAATTCCCAGCGCATCCTTATTCGTCATACTTGACAGTTTTGGAAGCGAATTGCGAGTGTGCTTTGCAGCGACACGCGCCACACCAGCGGCACGGGCGATATCCCATGTGTTATCGCAAACGCTAAACTTAGCCGTACGGATAACGTCGGTAATCAGCGTGCCATTAAATGACGTGCTGATAAGCAAATTCGGGGTGTACCCGAATCCGGCCTTATCGTTATGCAATTCGCTATTAAGCGAAACTTCAAGCCACAGGACCGCGCCGCCCTTAAGCCGCCCTGCCGACGTGTACCCGGCCTCGCCGCCCGTCAAATTGTTAGCCAATTCTACCAGGTGATGCGGCTGGTGTGGCTCATAGCCCGACTTGAATACGCCCAACGTCTGGCGGGTGTCATTACGAACAATGGCTTTGTAATTCTCCATTGGCGTCATTTCCCCGTCGATATTCAATTCCGGCACGATTTCGAGAACGCTAAACCCGAATGGCCCGTCAAGAATTTCCGTTACCGGGATAAAGCCGTCCCAGAACAATTGATTGCCCTTAGGCGTCCGGTAATCCGCGCCACGGGCACGCATTTCTGCATCTGCCCACCAGGTACGGTCTGCGCTTTTACCGTCCACGCCGCCGATAACGATGTTCGCGGTGTCGGAATCGGCGCTGGTCAAGTAGTTCATGGTTTCTGCGCTCATGGTATTGATCCTTTTCTGTTTGCGTCAGGATTGGCCCGTTGCCGTTCTCCGTACTGATAGCAAGGCTAGCATGAATTCTTGGCTAGCCAAGCCGCGAATCCTAAGAATGGTCTAAGGATTCTAGCGCACCCGGCAGGAATCGAACCTGCCATTTCGTCAATATTGACGAAACGCCGTGTAACGGGGTGCCACCGGATTTATCCGGCGAATAGATAGGTGGCCGACCGGACTCGCATATCCCCGCCAGCGGCGTGACCATTCGCGTCTGCCCAACCATATTTACGGGTAATGGTGGTATCCGCAATCGGTGCCTTTACCGCAGTTAGACGTAGCAAATGCGGCTTAGCGGCATTACGCACCAGGCCGGTAATACGCGATTTGCTTAGCGGCTTTACCGACGCATCCGCATATTCGAGCAATTCCACCAGAACGGAACTACCGACTACGATTGTGCGAATTCGCACATTTGCACCCGCAACATTCTGCGTCTGCAAATCGACAACCGCGCCATCCCGATTAATGTAGAATCCCATTGTCTCGCCTTTCTTAGTGAATTCCCATTTTAGGAATTCTAGTATTCCCGGCAGGAATCGAACCTGCCACGCGATCTCAGCCGGGATAGCGCAACCATTGGGAATTCCGTACGTTTTTCCGCAGTGCTTATCTCTGCGCTATTCACGTCTGCGTCTGCCTTACCCGGCTAAACCGTACAAACCCTACCCGGCAGCACTGTCACCTAGATATACAAATCGACCTCCCGATTAGTTGTGGATTGGATTAGCGGCTATCGCGCAATGCTTCCAAATCGTATTCGGTATTTGTATCCAAATACAAATCGACACCATTCACGACGATATACAGCGATCCGACATTGCCGTAACAAACGCACCAAACGCGCCGCCAGCGATTAGACGCACCGTATTGCAGCCAATAGCGGGTAGGAATCTCCTCACCGAGCAGAACGCCGGCGTAATTGTTCAACGGTGCCTTATCGTCAATCCGCATTCCCTTAACGAGTGCGGATTCGATATATGTAACGCTCATTTTATTTCCTTTATTCGTTGGGATGAATTGCGCTCCAATATGGTTTGACCTAGTTCCCCATATTGGAATCCGTACTATTTGAGAATTGCCAGATCGAATTTGTGCGAATAGACATTG